TCAAACAGCAGGTGGTCCCCATTCTTCCTGATGATAATGTTGATTCAGTTCAACGAGCAATTCAACAAGCAGAACATTATCTTTTACCCCTTGTGATCAATGCTTTCTAGTAGTTACAGATTAAAATTGACAGACATTTGCTGTAGGATGATGACTACAGGAGGTGTACCAGTCACATTAACTGAGAGAATTTGGATGAACAAATTATGTGACCACAATTCATCTGCAAAATCTCTCGTCGAATCTTTATTATGTCCTTACAAGTATGAACCTAGTTAATGAAGGCAAAGTAAAATCAGTTTACGATGTCGATGGTGATCCTGAAAGAGTGCTCATCAAATTCCACGACAAAGTTACTGCTGGCAATGGTAGAATGGTAGAGTTCCCTGAAGAGAAGGGTGCTACCTGTGCATTAATTTCTGCATTGCTTTTTGAGAAGCTAGAGAAGGCGGGTCTCCGTACTCACTTCATCGATCTTCCATCACTAGATACTATGCTGTGCCGCAAGTTGACAATTATTCCACTTGAGGTTATAGTAAGGAACGTTGCAGCAGGATCTATTGTTAAGAATACTACTTTAACAGAGGGTACTCTTATACAACCTCCTATTGCTGAGTTCTTCTTAAAGGATGATAGTAAGAATGATCCTTTACTTACACCTGACCGTGTGAGGTTGATGGGATACGATCCATACCCACTTATACATAGTGCACTGGATATTAATCATCAACTACAAGCACTCTTTACATTATGTGGGATTGATCTAGTTGACTTTAAACTAGAATTTGGTTATGATGCACACGGCAATCTCTATCTCGCAGACGAATTATCACCAGATAATATGCGTCTCTGGAAAAAAGATACGAAAGAACGTTTCGACAAGGATCTTTTCCGTAAGGATGAAGGAAACATAGTCGAAGCATACAAAAAGATACTGATGCAATTGCGTCAGTTCGCTTAACTCTCACCCCAACCACCTACGGACGGGGCTTTACGCACTATCGCACCGAGAACTATGAACAATGTACAAAGACCAGACGGGACACCCGTCGATTTTCGTGATGTTAAGGCTTGGGGAGTCATAGACTCCTACTGGATGCCTTACCAAGACTTCGCTGAACTACCTGAGGTATTCTGCCAGAGAAATACAGAAGCCAGGTTGAGTAAAGCAAGAAAACATTTAGCAGTGCTTCTGCCTGAGCATTGCATCGTCTTCGTAGCAAAGCTAACACAAGATGATGAGCTACAAGGGCAACGGTTTAGAGCAGGGTACCGTTGGAGGATAGACTCTAACACTCGTGCTTTAAACTGGTCTACTGCAGGATCAGATGTAATACCAAAGGATCTATTCGTGATCGAACTATCGTTCGCAGAGATAGATCGGATACAGTTCTCATATAATACCTTCGACTCAATGGATTCCGTAGAGAGGAACCAAGAAAAACTCTACGGTATACTACAGGGTCCATTCAAATTCACACCAGCTTCTCCTAAGATCATCAAGGGACAGATTCTTTCTGCTTTGAATAAAGCTTGTTGCTTTATGTTCCCTGATCAGTGGAACCAACTTTCACCAAAACCTAATGAGTTACCTGGACAGGTTGGTGCATTCATTGATGAGATTAGAGTCCTTGATGAGGTTCTAACTGATGCAAAAGCTTGGGATCAAGCACTTGTTTGTGCTGCATTGATGGCACTTAGAAGGTGGGGTGAGAACGAAAGACTAATACAAGGTCTTACCTTAATCAATGACGGTTATATGAATACCGCACTGACATATAAGGGTAAGAAGAAGGCTAAGATCTGGGATGGTATCACTAAGATCAACGATGAGTGGATCAATGGTGGTAAGTTCCCTGATAAGACAACCAACTGGTTCAAGGAAGGTGGTATGAATAACACCGTATCATTTGCTTTGTATTGGTTAGAGAAGTGGATGAAAGATGAAACAGGAGAGAACACTCCTAAGGAATACAAAGAGGTTGCTCCCAACTGGAGGAAGAAGGGAGCAGTTGATGGATTGGTAGTTAGAGATGTTACTGCCCTCGTCTAAATAAAAGAAAGATCTTTTATGTCAGGCGGACACGATAACGGTTGGTTCCAGCAGAACTGTGACCCTTCTCCAGATACCACGACTACCGTAACAACGGTACCGTCTGGAGGGGGTCCAGTTAACACTGATGCTGCAGGAAATCCTGCACCTAGAACTGCTACACAAGTAATAGAAAACCTAGTTGGTCAGTGCTACCCTTCGCAAGCACCTCAGACCATAAGAAATTTTATACCTGATGATGACAAGAGAACAGATACAGATCCACTTGAGTGGGACTTAGGATTTTTATACGATTCACTAATTGATTTGGGTATACCTGTAACAGGTTTACCATCTAAGGTTAAGGTAACATTCCCTGATGGTAAGGATGAAACGTCAGGTAAGGTATGTCTTAATGATCCTGATGATCCTAATTCAGAAGTAAATTGTGATGGAAACTATGAGTACGAAGCGTGTATAAAAGAACATCTTAATTGTATATTCAAACCTTATGCTGGTGGTGCGTGGAAGCCACCCCAAGCAGACTGTGATACGTTCGTAGCTGAAGGTCAGTTTGGTATTACTAATAAGGTATGTGTTAGGAACTGTGTACACCCTAGAGTTCCCATATATCAGCACGAGAAGAACGATAATTCAAACCACACATACACAATGACATCTGATACTCCTTCGGGGTACAGTAATACTAAGGTAGCTTGGTATGGTCACCAAGGAGAGACAGATAAAGCTATACCTGTGTATGTTTCATACTCATCGACAAACATTGATACAATGTTGACCACCGATCCAGCAGGTGAGAAGAGTACAATGGATGCTGCTGGTATGGGTGCCAGAGATACAGTAATGTTCTATGCTTATCGTGATCCTACCGAGATCATTGGTGCATTAGGTGAAGGTGAGCAGGGTACTCCATTGTACAGATACTATAACCCTATCACTTTAGATCACAGGTATACTGTTACTCCTATTGGTGGTGCACCTATCAATCCTAACCTTGATAAAGGATACTATGATTTAACAGAGCAAGTTGATGCTGATCTATTGATAGAATTCAACTGTGCTAGAGGTTCTGCAGGATATAAGAATACATTTGGATACTATCTGACCAGTGGGGCTGATATGGATCCTACTTTTGGTGAGATATTATTGTCTAATGCTACTGATGCTACAGGTTATAGATCATTTACTATACCTGCTGCTACTCTCAACCAGTATGCACCTTGTCGCTTAGGGTTTGTGTTGATCCCTAATGGATACCAAGTCAATGGTTCATCTGCTGTTGCAATCGGTACTGATTTAGCATTCACTACACTCAACACAGGGTGGACTACCATAGGACTTGGCAGTTCCCAGTCAAATTATTCCCTGTTTTCAGAGTCGAGATTAAACCCCATAGTAAATGGTAGACACAAGAGAACTACTCGCTGGACATCACGTTGGTGGCAGTGGTGGGAAGATCTAGTAGATGGTGATGATGACTATGATGATGTTAAAATATCATATCGTTTGAACTATGCTGGTAGTAACTGGTACTATGAAGGTATACAGTGTCACGTCTTTAAAGAACTCGTTGAGCCAGAGTATATGGAACTCCGAGGTACAAATGATTGTGAAGATAGTTGGTTCACTCCAAGAGGATTTACTGATGCAGCTCTTACTCGTCACGAGTGTGGACGTTTAGAAGAAGGAGAGTTTGGTTGTTCTAAATGTACTGGTGATTATTCTTTCAAGAGAAATGCTACTCAAACTGTTACTGCTGTTAGATCAGGTACTGTATCTCTTAGATCACACGGTGGTATGACTGGAGGGTTTGGTGACTGTACTGTATTCACCTATGAACTATTAAAGAATGGTACACAGATACATATAGATTCTCCTGCTGTTCAAGAGTGGAAGAGTATAGGTGAGAAACTACACGAGTTTACTATTGCTAAGGGTGATGATATTACATTTAGAATTGTTAGTATAGATCAAGGACATTACAATGGATCAGTAACACCAGCTTTCTCTCTAAGAGATGAAGGTAGTGGTGCTATCTTCTGTCAATGGGGTGTACAACTTACAACTATTGCTCAGAATTATTCTGCTGCACAACAAGGACAGCCTGTAGGGTCTACAGGACCCTGTGGTATCGTTGGTTCCTTTAGTCTATATGATTTAACTGATGCGTCTAACACCACCTCTGCGTGGAGTACAGGTGGCGGTCTGACTAATAATATACTGACTGTTAATAGTATACCAGGTGCATTTGGTGATGATAATGATGTTGATGATGATACTTCAGGTGTAATGGTACGTGAGATAAAGAATGGTTTATCAGTTTCTATACAGTATGAAGTTAATCCAGGACTGGTACAGTATAAAGTCCTTGGTGTCGTTGACCACGGGGAAGGAGGATATCGTACGGGACAACTCTTAAGGTACTATGTTGGTACAAATAAAGATACTGGTGAGAAGTTCTGGCAAGGTCTTCGTATTGATACTATTGATGGTACCAATTGTCCTACTACAGGTATTGTACAGTCACTATCCTTCCAGAGTATACTAGAAGACAATGAACTCAATCAGTATGGGTTACCACCTGCTAAAACATTGATGGTTGCTCAAGGTATACAATCATCCACTTACTATGATTCACATCTCAGTACACTAGCAGAACATTTATTTACTATTGATCTAAAGGACACTGCTGATTCTGTTGAGTCATTACGTGGTGAACCTTGTACGTTGGTACAATATTGGCAGAGGAAGACTGCTGCTGGTGAACCAGTTAACTTCTATCACGATGTTAGATTGCCTAAGGGGTTGTATTCTATGAACTTTGTTGCTAGATTTAGAGCACAGTTGGTTTACAAACCTGAATTAACTAACACACCTGGCGTTCCAGAGAGTAGAGTAGGGTACACATTCAGTTGGTACTTGGATAGTATTATTGATTATGGTATAGGGTATGAGGATGGACAGGAATATGCCTTCGTGTTCCCAGACCCACAAGCAGGTGACTCTGACGGTACTATGATTGAAACTCCGTACTTCCCTAACAACCATTTACTCCCCTCTAAGATCAGAATTAAGAACGCAGAGACTGGTTACGTCACACGTACTGCTAAGTGGGGTATCTACGAGCAGTCGCACAACAAAAACTCTACTATATGGTATAGTAATATGAGTAAGGGCAAGACTGATCAGTTTAAAACTTACAACATTATTATTGATGACGCACAATGACAGGACAACGTGAAGCATTTTGGGATCGTCGCTTGGCAAAATCCCAAAGAGAACTCAAAAAGATTGCAAACATCCTCAAAAAACACGAGGATGATCCCGCTATGGTCAAGAAAAAGATTAAGAAAAACAAAAAGTATTTCAGAAGTGTACTCGGTGAGCTTGACCGCATCGACGGAACACTATATAATGTTAGTGAACAGACACACGAGGTAAATGTCAACCAAGGAACAGAAGCAAGCGGGTTGGACGATCCTGATGGAGAGTCTGCAGAAACCTGACAATAGACTCAGGAACTGTGCTCGCAACCAAGAATGTTATGATGAACTCTTACAGTACCGTGATGAGGTCGTATTATTCTGCCAAACTCGTTTAAAGGAGGTCCAAGATGATTAACTTAGATGAGAAGTTTCATAACTACTTGGAGAATGGTGGCAAAACCTTCAGAATAGATGGTGTTAATGAACCCTTAACAGGTTATGGATATAACTGTGATGGAAGTGACATCATAGGGTACTGGGTTAACACAACCAATTATAAACTATTTTATAATTTGAATGAACAATTTATCAAAATGGAATCGTTGAATGGAATTGTTTCCAATAAAAGTACATCCTAAGGAGCACAAAGACAGTGAGATCGTTCAAGAGATTGATGATCTCATTTCTTTATTGAATGAGACCCAAGACTGGTCAAGCGTATCATATATGTCACCCAATGCTATGCAGGAAACCATTCACGGTACGCATAGTAAGCAGCATCTTTTGCAGCTGTTTAAGAAGCATTTAATGCCCAAGCTAACGAGTTTTCTTGGGGAAGCGATAGAAGAATATCTTGAGTCAATCAAACAGCCAATACCAAACTCTGCGAGTGCATACATAGAACCGTTGAAGGGTGGCTGGGAAATCAGTCAGTCTTGGATAAATATTTGTCCTTCAGGGAAGAAATTTGAACGTCATACGCACGCAGGTCAAATAATATCTGGTGTGTATTACCACAAGACTCGACCTGAACAGGGAGGAATTCTTTTTTATAACCCCAATCCATTTGCAAAGATGTGTCTCTGGGGAAGTGAGGAAGAGGGAATATACTTTGATCCTGTACCAGAATCTGTTATACTATTTCCGTCTTGGTTAGAGCACCAGACAGAACCTAACGGGACAGATGATCCTCGTTATTCCATTGCGTTTAATGTACACTTACCTTAAAGATCTATGGCAGCACCTAGAAACACAACCATCTATACGAAACCTGGTTGTCCTTTCTGTAGTAGGATTACAGAGTTATATAAGTTAAAAGGATGGCCGTACAAAGAGTACATCCTTGACAAGAATTTTACAAGAGAGCAATTCTATATGGAATTTGGACACGGTTCTACCTTCCCACAGTTAATAGTGGATGGGACGAACAGAGGTGGTTGTAATGAGACAATAAGTTACTTCAAGTCACAGCAACTTCTCTAAATAGAAACAGAATTGAGGTTCCTTTTTGTTGTCAACTGTACTATATGGAGAGACCGATGTTCGAGGAAATGATCCAGTCATTGTACACTTTCGCTCTGTTCGGAGCATTTATTTTAGGAGGACTAGTCTCTTGGTTAACTAAGGACTATGTTGATGCATACTTAGACAATGCAGCGTACGCTAAAGCGATTACGCACCCTGAAATGCTAGACGAACAAGGCAACGTTGATCAGACAGAGTTATTATACTTGTCATTCAACGAGCAAGATGATACAATAGAACAGGATGAAGATTAAACCGTCAATTTAATTATGAAATTATTAATCTCAGAGGTCCTTCAGAAAGCACATAGTGCTAAGACTAAGGCAGAGAAGATCAAAGTTCTTAAGGCGAACAACAGTCAAACACTGCGTTCTCTATTCATTTGGAACTATGATGACTCTGTTAAGTCAGTACTACCTGAAGGTGAAGTGCCATACCGACCTAATCCAGCACCAATGGGTACAGAACATACTCGTTTGGAAACCGAAGGACGTAAATTCTATTACTTTATTGAAGGAGGTGCTGATAACCTCTCAATGATAAAGAAAGAGAATATGTTTATTCAACTGTTGGAAGGTCTTCATCCAGAAGAGGCAGAAGTAGTTTGCCTTGTAAAGGATAAGAAATTACAGTCTAAGTACCGTATTACTAAAGCAGTCGTAGAGTCTGCGTTCCCCACTATTAATTGGGGTGGAAGATCTAAATGAAGATACTCAAAACTAATTGTAAGCCTGAGGATGCTCAGGATACAACGCTACCTTACAGTGCCTACCTCGTAGAGTATGAACCAGAGGGTGAGGGGATATGCTATGATCTATGCATACCTCACACGCAGGTAGAGATGTTTGATTATTATTATGATAGATATAAAAAAGGTTTTAAAAACTTTAAACAAACTGATGGTAGAGTGAATCCAAATCTATGGCGAACCCAGACAGAACCCCCCAAGAAAAAGAGACGCAAGCGCAAGCCAGTGGAAGAAGAGGAGTAATGTACACCTATACTAAGGGTGTCAAGCCTCCTGAGCCTCCTGCTGAGGAACCTAAGGTTGAAGAACCTAAAAAGGAACCTGTTATGACTTCTGAAGAAGCAGGTAAAGCTGCTGCTTCATTGTTTCTAACTCCTTTAGTTCTTATGTTTGTATGGAACTGGAGTGTACCTGCAATCTTTGGGTTGCAAACACTAAATTATTTACAGGCATTCTGCCTGATTGTTATTGGTAGGTGCTTTAAGAACGACTAAATTATGACAAAAGTATGCCTCGTTTCCGTCACTCCTGACGCTGAAAAAACTATAGGATACATCGCAAGAGTATCCAACCCTAAGAACCAAGAGAACCCTAACGTGGCTAAACTCTTGAGTTATTGTATCGAACACGGTCACTACTCTGTGTTTGAGCAAGCCCATATGACCCTAGAGATCAACACTACTAGAGGACTAGCAGCACAGATCTTAAGGCATAGAAGTTTTACATTCCAAGAGTTCAGTCA